CCCCTTTCAATCGTATGAGGGCGGCAACTACACGACTCAGGTCGATATACCTAAGTGGAATTGGGCCAATAGAGGGGTCGTATCAACAAATCTGGCAGTTGGCGGCGACCTAGGTTCGCCCGACAGTGTACCACAAAACAGCAACGAAATGCACAGGAGAAGGGGCAGTACAATCGCTATGATGGGCTACGCTAAAGAGTTCGGGCCGCCCGCCCAAGGTGACGATTACGATGAAACGGCCGTGGGCCAACAAGCCTTGCAAGACCAAGCCGGCCCCCTCCGCAAAATAAACCAATTCCTCCTAAATCAGTCAGGCAAAATGGGAACAGACGCGAATTTCGATGTGGGCCAGACCACCCCGCAACTTCCCCCGCCGGCCGAAGTGCTTCAGGTCGCCCTCGAAGATTACGAATATGCCAAAACATTTTGGAAGGCAATGAGAAATATACTTTTTGATAGTGATGCCAGCTTGTGGTTTGATTTTAAAATAGGCATGAGGTTGAATATGATATTTAAAATTGACGACATCGAGTCCACAGATTTTGAGGCCGTCGCCGAAGTAATGAATTCAACGCTCGGCCCCGGAAATGATTATAAAGCTTACAATGAAGAAAAGTCATTTATATGGCAAAAAAATAAGAATGAAACATATTTTTGCCTACCTATGGAATATGTAGAAGAAGACGCATACGAGAAGTATAAAGCGCAAGCGAAAACTTGGCACCATGGTGACAAAAACGATTTAGGGCCGGCCATTGTGAAAAACGTTGGATCCGCAGACGCTCCCGCGCTGTGGGCCATTTGCCGGGCGATGGATATAGCGCTCAGCGGAAAAAATAAAAATGATACTTTAGATAAATTAAAATTAAAATTATTAAAAAAAATAAAAAAAGACAATACCCTTGTTGACGATTTTAAAATGAATGAATTAGTATCCCTAGTCGCTGTCGTGTATCGACAATATACACAGTCAGCTTATCCCTCCATTGATACTTTACTAAGCGCCCTTAAGATCACTATCAATAGATATTTGGTGCAAACACTGGCGGCGATTAATGATGATTATCAACATGTCGATGCGCTTATCGCAGAGACAAATGCACTTACTGAGTCGTCCGCCAATTCCCCCAGCACCAATGATTTAGTGTTAAAGTTTTTAGCCATGTGCCTCCAAATGGGTGCCAACGTTGTCGATCCCACTTGGAAAACGCCATGGCTCATGCCGGGACCACTTACTCCGGTTGGTATACTTGCTAAGTCCCTTGCCACTAATTGGACCGAGGACGATGACGATCCCAAGGCCCAAGACCTCGCCGCCGGCTCCGAATATTGTCCACCGGAACCGGGCACGGAAAAGTGGCTCGACGAACTCGAAAAGATTAAAAAGAAAGCCGCTGCCGAGAAAGCCGCCGCCGAGAAAGCTGCCGCTGACAAGCTCGCCGCAGAAAAAGCACAAGCTCTTGCCGATATTGCCACGATGGAAGAAGAATGGAACACCAGCAAGACGGTGTGGGTTATTGAACTCCTCGACGAGAAGATGCAGGCGGGCTGGGACCAAGACCTTGGCCCATTCTTTGGTTGCCAGGACCCCAAAGAATGCCCCGAGGCGTGGAAAACATTGGCCCCAATTGATGACTCCTGCAATTCGCGGTATCTGCCACATAAACTGAATGGGAGTAGGTTAAGGATACCCTTTAACTTCTTCTCCGGTACCGGCCATCATATGAAGGTCGAAACCGTGTATTATGACGCAGTGGTGGATTATACCCAATCCACGACCACCGAAGCCAAACAGATGTACAATTACGCCGGCGGGGTCAGCGATGCCGACACCATCGGCGTCCTCAACATGTGGAACCCGTGCGAGCTGGGCGCCCCAATACCCGCTGTCCACGACAGACTGATCGAAGCCATGGCTCAGAGCCTCAACGATTTCGCCGCCAAAAACCCCCAATTGGGCATAGAAATTGAACCAGTTTACAAGGTATGGGAACACGACTCCACGGATCCGGATAACCAGACATACGGTAAATACGTCGATTCCTCCTGGCCAGCAGACCCTGTACCGCGCCCGGAGAATCCAAGATACCATGGTGGTCAAATTAGAATCACTGCTAAACCGGGTATGCATAGCCCCGAGGGGGACTTTCTTGAGAAGACCAAAGCTAAATTATTCTACGGATGCATCGAAGGGGGGTGCGAAGATCCGCTTAATGTAATCTAAATCTAAAATTTAAACAAAAGCTTAAGAGGAATATTTGATTTAATTTCTAATTATTAAAAAGGAATAAAAATATGGCAGTTGGCTTTTCTCCAAGTTTACCTTTACGACATGACTCTGTTGATGGTTTTTATAAATTAAATAAAACTTTAGCCGATGTGGCAAAGCAAAATTTAAAAATGGTTGTGTTAACCACACCGGGCGAAAGAATTATGCATCCGGAGTTCGGCGTCGGGGCCCGCAACTATTTATTCGATCAAACGGAAGGCACGTACCAAGGCCTTAGCGCAAAAATAATTGAGCAAGCTCGCAAGTATGTTCCTTTTATTAAGATTGTTAACGTTGGCGTAATCGATGTAAATTTAGACGAGACACAGAAATACGACTATAAAGATACTCAATATTTGGGTATTAAAATTGTATATTTTATTCCAAATTTAAATTTAAATGATACTTTAAAAATAATTGTTTCTAGTAACATTTAACTAACAAGGAAAAAAAAGATGCCAAAGATGAAACCATCCATAAACTACACTAGTCGAGACTTTGACTCCATTAGAGCAGATCTAGAAGCCTATGTAAAAAGATATTATCCGGATAATTTCAAAGACTTCACAGAAGCATCTTTTGGTTCTTTGATGCTGGATACTGTTGCCTACATAGGGGATATGTTGTCTTTTTATACGGATTATCAAACTAATGAATCATTTCTAGAGACTGCCTTGGAGTTCGATAATGTATTAAAGCTAAGTAGCGAACTTGGCTATAAATATAAGCCTTACCCATCCTCATTTGGTATATGTAATTTTTATGTAACGGTGCCGGCCCAAGTAAATTACCCAGCACCAAATGATAGCTATAAACCAATATTAAAGAAGGGTTCTTCTTTTTTTTCCACCGCAAATACGATTTTTACTTTGCTAGAAGATGTAGATTTTTCAAAAAGCGATTACCCCATTGTAGTAGCTGATCAAAATTCTGTTACGGGCGCCCCCCTTTCATATGCGATACGAGCAGCGGGCCAAGTAGTTTCGGGCGAGTTGGCAATTCAAGAAATTTCAATCGGAGAATTCCAGAAGTTTTTAAGAATTAGATTAAATGGGCAAAACATTAGTGAAATAATCTCTGTCTTTGATGACAATGGAAATCAATATTATGAAGTAGATTATCTCACTCAGAATATATTACAAGTACCAGTCTTAAACAAAGGGGCTGATTCAAGCACTGTTCCCTATATATTAAAGCCCGTCGCAGTTTCCCGACGATTTGTGGTTGAGAGCACGCCAACCGGCGTCTTTTTGCAGTTTGGGTATGGAAGCGAAGAAACCCCTATTTCGCTCCAAGATCCTTCTGAGGTTATACTTCAGCTTCATGGGAAAGACTACACCACCGACACCTCATTTGATCCTTCAATAATGAATGAAACCGACAAGCTAGGCGTCGTCCCGGCAGATACTATTTTAACGATAATTTATAGAATCAACACAAACGAAAACACAAATGCGGCCGCCAACACAGTAACAAGAGTCGGTACCGCCAATTTCCAATTTAGTTCACCAGAGACCTTGAATCAAAGCAAAAGAAATGGTGTTACTAATAGTTTAGCAGTGCTGAATGAAGAGCCGATTATTGGAGATGTGACATTGGCTTCCTCCGACGAAATAAAACAAAGAGCTAAAGGAAACTTTGCAGCCCAATACCGAGCAGTGACAAAAGAAGACTATATTAGTCTTGCTTACAACATGCCCTCAAAGTTTGGGAAATTTAAAAGAGTGGCGATAGAGTTAGATTCTGATTCATACAACCAGCGAAATTTAAATTTGTACACCATCTCAGAAGATACAGATCGTACTTTGATTAAAAGCAACGGTACGCTTAAAAATAATTTGAAAACATGGATAACTCAATATAAAATGATCAATGACACGTTAGATATACTAGATGCTAAGATCGCCAACATAGGTATTGAGTTCAAGGCCCTAGCTTTTCCTGGCACTAATAAATACGACCTGCTAAATGAAGCGGTCACAACTCTGCAGCTTGCCTTCGATAAAACATTTTATATTGGAGAGCCATTCTTGATAACAGACGTATACCAAACTTTAAAATCGATTCCAAATTTAATGGACGTCATCGATGTTAATATCATAATTAAAAACGGCGCCGCATATGCGGATTCTCCAATTAGTATCGAAGAATCGTTGTCAGCAGACGGAAGGTATGTCGTCCCGCCAATAGACACAATTTTTGAAATAAAGTTTCCCAATTCAGACATAACAGGAACGATACTCTAATGGCTATAAAAAGATACACAGCAGACGCAGACACAACAATAACAAACGCCTTCAAAGCAAACCTATCTACGCGTGGAGTAAGCGGCAACATGGGACAATCAGATATCCTCGAAGTCTTTTCAATCTTTGCACAAGCCTCCTCGGCCTCATCAGAGCTAGAAAGAGTTTTAATAAAATTCCCCGCCACGGGGACGACCGCTGGTTATATTTCTTACGACAGGGAGCAGGGTAACATCCCCGCATCGGGGAGTGTGTCTTTTTACTTAAGAATGTTCGACGCACCACATTCGCAGACTACCCCCAAAGGTTTCAATTTAATTGTTTCTGCGGTGTCTCAGTCTTGGCAAGAAGGACTCGGGCTTGACATGGAAGAATATTCTGATGAAGATGAGGCTAATTGGCTCTATGCGAGCGACACTAAAATTCAAGCCAGCGCCTCGATAACAGCTGAGAACACCGGATCAGCTGGGGTGGTTACTGTCGGGTCACAACTTTTTATGACCGGCACATCGGCCAATTATTTATTTACTGCTACATCATCATTTGGTGGCCCCGAGGCCCC